GACTGCCTGTTGATTGAAGCTGAATGGCCGTCCCGTCAGACAAAGAGACCGTGCTTGTAATCACCGCAGGACTTGCGTTGGAAATGCCCGTCAGCGTGCTGGCAAACAGACCAATCGTGGCGTTCCAGTAATAAATATTGCCGCCCCTGGGGCCATAGATCAGATCTTGACCGTAGTTATTCTGGCTCCACAGGCGGATCAATTCAGTGGTCTGAGCGCCGTTGCCCCACGTCCCGAGACCCCAACCACCCGCGCCCCATCCGGTCAGTGGGATGGAAATGGCGTTGCCTACGGGCACTTGATAAGCCGCATGGACAGCCGTACCACCCCCACCAGCGACTGCGGTAGCAGCAGAAGCCAGAGTGACCGTATAGGTCGTAGAAGTTGGGACTGTAACGATCTGGTATTCGTTGTTTACATTTACCCCGCCGACGGTAGAAGCGTTGCTAAACGTGACGAAGTCTCCAACAGCAAAACCTCCGTTGGCATCCGTGACCGTCATTGTGGTCGTGCCGTTGGTTGTGAATGGGCCGTTTAAAGTGTAGGTTGCCCGTAGGGGTGTGTTGTCGTAGTAAGCACCGCCGTTCTCGATGTAGAACTTTAAGTTGGTGCCGGTGCCCATCAGGTTTAAACCGTCCAGCGTTACCCAATTCCACAGAGAGCGGCAGATGCCAAGATAAGACTGGTTGGAGATGGGAGACCACCCCCCAATGACTTCAGGTGTGCCTTGCCGGAAACGGATCTTTTCGCACTCGTAGAAGCCGCCTTCGGTGGTGTAGCGGGTGTTTTCACGATTCACACCCGGCTTGAACTGGATCTTCTGTAACGGCACGTCAGGCTCCTAGAAAGAGCGCTCGCTCATCATTGCGGCGATTTTGCAGACCTTTGAGGATTTTCCCACCTGCGATGCAATACTTCAAGAACTCTTCCGCAGCGCCTTCCATATCCCCGCGCAAAACCTTTTGACGGAGGGTTGATCGCTGTAGAAGGCCAAGACCACAGTTAAATGAGAAGCTAACAAGAGCATCAAATTGACCCTGGGATAGTGCAACAGGGCAGAATCGCTCAACACCGCGCTCAAAGCGGTCGAGATCACTTCTAAGGATTCCATCAATTTCCTCGTTGGTGTAAACCCTCATATCCTCTGGACGGGGCTGGAATGCGTCTCTTTGGTCTAGGGGAAGTTTGGCTTGCTCTGGGTAGACGACATGGCCCACGCCAATCGTCCACAACTTAGCTGGGCAACGGTACAGCTTGTTCCGAACCCCTTCGTGGTGGCGAATCATGGTGATGGCCTTGTCCGAGACGTTCATTTTTTGCTGAACGCCTGAGAACCAAACCAAAAGCTCACGATACTGCCCCAGATCAGTTGGGTGTCGTTGTCCCAAATCTTGTCCAGCGCCACGTCAAATGCCACGCCGGTGTGGACTGCGTAGTAAAAGCCAAATACGTCCACGCAGATCAATAGGAAGAACATCCCGTAGGTGATGGCGGGGCGCACCATCGCCCGAGCATTCTTGACCCACTGGCTCGTCCCTTCGTTCAGGCTCATGTCGTGAGCGTAGAGAGCTTGGCGCTCCTGAAGGGCAAACTGCTGGGAGGCAGAGTCTGCCTGAATCTGAAGCTGTTCGGTCTTGATCTCTTCCACCCGCGCCTGGGCTTCAAAGCCTGCCTTGCGCATCTCCAACTCGCGCTCAGTCTGCATCCTGGCCAGTTCAAGTTCGTGCTTCTTGTCTGCACGGTCTTGGAAGAAGTCAAGCAGCTTGGGCAGGCCGCCCATCAGGAAGGAGAGAAGATTGGTAATTAGCGTCAACATCACAGCACCATTGCGTAAACCATGAATGACAGGCCGACAGCGCCGACCACCACGCTACCGTAGAGAAGCGGCATCATCACGGCAAGGATAGCCGCCGACGATAGAACGATGCTGAGTTGCAGCGCCATGCCAGCATAGGAAAACCAAGGCGATCTGTTCTTTGCCGCATCACGGTCAGCTTCCGCAGCCTTGGCCTTCTTGCTGATTTCTTCCATGTCTGCTCTTTGCAAAACAGCACGGTCTTCTTTGCCAGCAGTTTCATAAATCACTGCCCTTACGTTCTTGGCCTGATACCAAGCCCAGAGATTGTTGGACTCGATGGTTTTGCTCAATACCCTGCCCGAGTTCGAGCCACCAAACATACCGTTTACGGCCAGCAGCAAAGCAAAGATAGAGATTGTGATGGCCGCCCACTGTTTAACGTAGGCTTCACGCTCTGAACGACTCGCGGTGGGATGTGGTGCTTTAAACATAAGTGATGGCCTGATAAACAAACATTCCAATCACGCCAAGAACAACGAGAGCGATGAAGACTGCCGTTATAACGTCCACAAGCTCCGCCATCTCCTTCTTGCGCTTTGCAGCGCGTGCCTTTTCTGCACGGGCTTCTTCAATCTCGGCTCTGTGAGCCTCAGCAACACGGGTTTCAATCTTTTGCCAAACGTCAGCATTTCCTGAATAAATAAACAAATTCTTCAGTTCTGCCTCAAAAGCCTCCTGCTGCATTAACTCCATCTCGATTTGCACGGCCTGCGCCATGCTGGAGCCGCCGGACTTCTTTGCTTGAGCAATCGCCTTTGTGGTTTCATGCTTTGCTTCAAAGAACTTTCCGACCAGCGGCCCCAAACTGCGAACGTCATCAACTGTTGACTTCGCCTTTTTGATCAGTGCGACAGCCGACTGGACTGCCGCAAATGCGGTCATCGGATCTATCATTTCCTACAACCGCCTTTCAACGGTTAGTCGTTTAGGCCAACAGACTCTTCTTCAGCCTTCATTTCCGGCACCGGAACTTGCGGAATCGCTTGCTCACGGATACCTTGAATCAGGTCAGCGACCTGTTCAAACGGCTGCTTGGACAACAGCACCAGAATGAAGTCCACCGCTTGCAGCGGCAGTTCCAGCTTAATAGAGACCTTCTCGTTCATGTGAACTCCTAGACGCACCACTGAAGATGGGGCAGTGGCGTAACCCCTTTCAAATTATGCGGCCCAAGGCAAGGGCGTGTTCTGAGGGGAAACCGGGGGGTTTTGCATGGAAGCAATCTGCCCGTTCACGTTTGCCTCGTAGTTGGCAATGCCCTGCTCACCCAGCGATGCCTGAACCCAGCCAATCACTTGATCTTGGGTCAGTTCGTTGTAGGGCACGAACGTGCTTTCTTGGTTGCTGTCAAAGACAGTGTTGCCATCAATGCTGGCGGTGTAATCACCGTCTACCCCGGTCAGAGTCCAAATCACGTTCACGACGTAATCAGGATCAGGGGTGTTGACGGTGAACATTTGCTTAACAGTCCACGAAAAACTTGTTGCCATTTTATGCTCCTTGTCTGGCAAATTTGCCATGATACAAATCTCGCGCTTCAGCGGCAACCAAAGCAGCAAGTTCCAAATCCTTGTAGATACCGAGATATCTCTTGACCTTATTGGCTTGAATTTCAACGCACCAATGTTTAATTTGCTTCTGCCAACGAACGCCTTTGCAACCTGATTTGTTGTTGGACTGCGCCGGTTTGTTATAACCGTTCTCGCAAGCAGTGGCTGCACGGAGATTCTCGATGCTGTTGTTCAAACGATTGCCGTCCACATGGTCGATGTAGTCTGGCAAATAGCCGTGATGCATCAAGAAGATGATGCGATGCGTTCCATAAAGCACACCATTTACACGGACAACAGAATATCCGTGGCTGTTTTTGCAACCGGCTTTTGCGCCAATAGCAATTTGCTTGGCTGGCTTAACCCGCCAATACAAACCGCCACCACGATACTCAAATAGTTCCAGGACTTTCTGTTGGGTAATCATTTTGCTTCCAACTCTGCAACACGCTTACGGAGTGATTGAATTTCTTTTAGCAAAACTACGGTAAGGCGCTCGTACTGGAAGCCCTCAACTTCGCCGTCTGGGCCATAGTTGACCAATTCTTTGATGCCCGCCGCATCCACTTCATCAGCAATCACGCCAAAATGGTCTTTGGTTGGGTCATCTTTTTCGCACTTGGATTTGTAGCGAACAGGGCGAATTTGGTCAACGTCAATACTCTCAAGGTCACGGATGTCCTGCTTGTATTTCAACGCAGAAGTTGAGCGATACATTGAACCATCGCTAAACACAACAACGTTTGCAGAGTTTGCTGCCGTATTGTTGTAAACGGAAGAAACTCGGAACTCCCCATACGTCCCTGCGCTTGTGTGATAAATCCGTGGATTCCCATCCCCGTCACTGAGGACAATGTATCCATCAGCAGTGCGGATGTCGAGGCCACCTTGGTTGCCGTTGTATGCGCCAAGGATGGTGTTTTTGGTGCCGGTCGTTACCAAGTTTCCAGAGTTGTACCCAACAAACGTATTGTTTGAAGAAGTGCCTGATAGATATTGGCCGGAAGCGTATCCAATGTTGACGTTATAATTGCCTGAAATACCAACAGCACCGTTATATCCGCCAGTCAATGGGCCAATAAAAACCCCACCACCGCCTGATGCAATTCCTCGTCCAGAATTTGATCCAAGGAATGTGTTGTTGGAGCCAGTGGATTGATAACCAGCATAATCACCCAATGCAGCATTGCTGCCATTTGTGGTGTTTGAATATAACGCTTGGTAACCAACAGCAGTGTTGTTGGAGGCGGTGGTGTTGGAGGCGAGCGATTGATATCCATAAGCCGTATTAAAACCGCCAGTGGTGTTTGCAACCAATGATCCGGGGCCAAATGCAGAGTTGTAACTTCCCGTGGTATTCAAATATAAAGCTGGATTTACATTTCCAGCATGAACGCCGCCAACAGCAGTATTGCCTATGCCAGTGGTGTTGTTGTACAACGCTGACGCACCAACTGCGGTAAGGCCAATACCTGTCGTATTGCTATACCCCGCCTGATACCCAACAGCAGTGTTGTTAGAGGCGGTGGTGTTGGAGAAAAGGGCTTCGCGGCCTATTGCAGTATTGTTGGTTCCAGTTGTGTTTGAGTACAGAGTCCTATACCCACCCACTGCGGTATTAGAGCTACCAGTTGTATTGAAACCAGCCTGATACCCAATAAAGCAACCATCAGTATTGACGTAGTAGCCGGCTTGGTATCCAAACGCCACAAGATACCCACCAGTGGTTGTGGTAAGACCAGCTTGGTAGCCAACGGCTGTATTATTTGCTCCAGTTGTATTTGAATATAACGCTTGATACCCAATAGCAATGTTAGCGGCAGCAGTTGTGTTGCTCTGAAGTGCGTTTTTACCAACAGCTACGTTGTAATTGCCCGTAGTGTTAGAGTAAAGAGCTTGATAGCCAAAAGCTGCGTTTTGAGCGCCTGTGCTATTGGAATACAGCGCGTATGTGCCAAAAGCAGCAAGCGCATCTCCTGTGGTGTTGCTATACCCCGCCTGATAACCTACAGCGGTGTTGTAGTTGGCGGTGGTGTTGGAATAGAGAGCGGCAGCTCCATAAGCGGCGTTATAACTGCCGGTTGTATTACCATACAACGCAGAACCGCCCATGGCAGTGTTTTTACTGCCGGTTGTATTTGAACCAAGTGTTGCTCCGGAAACAACGCCGGGAACATCATAACCAACAGCAGTATTTCCATTGCCTGTTGTATTTAAACTAAGCGCACTTCTTCCAACCGCAGTATTAGATCCACCAGTATTGGTATAAAGTGCTTGATAACCAACAGCAGTTATATCTCCTCCAGTGGTGCTGCTATATGCAGCTTGATAGCCAACAGCCGTGTTTTGAGAGGCGGTGGTGTTGGCTTGGAGTGCAGATTGACCAATTGCTACATTCAATGAGCCGGTTGTATTGGAATACAACGCTCTGTAGCCCATGCCAATGTTTGCGTCACCGTTGCTTGTGTAAAGCGCTTGATACCCAGAAGCAACATTGTTACTACCTGTTGTGTTGGTGTACAAAGCCTGAACGCCAAATGCTTGGTTTTGCGTACCCGTAGTATTGCTGTACCCAGCCTGATAACCAACAGCGGTGTTGTTAGAGGCGGTGGTGTTGAAGGCAAGTGAAAGCATCCCCAAAGCCGTGTTGTATGAACCGCTAGTGTTTTGATACGCCGCACCCTCACCAACCGCAGTGTTACCACTACCTGTGGTATTTCCTCTAAGAGTTGCCTCTCCAACTGCCACATTTACCGCCCCAGTGGTGTTATCACGCATTGCCTGATAACCTACAGCAGTGTTGTTAGAGGCGGTGGTGTTTTTACCTAACGCAGATACACCCACAGCAGTGTTGTAACCGCCAGTGGTGTTTGACTGCAAAGCCGCCTCAGTTACATTATTGTTTGCACCAACGGCGGTATTTGAAGGCCCAGCGTTGCTATACAAAGCCAAAGCACCGATCCCGGTGTTGCCAAAATAAACTGTGTTGGAGTAACCTGCCTGAAGACCAACATAGGTATTGAATCCTCCAGTGGTATTGCTATACCCAGCCTGATACCCAACAGCAGTGTTGTTAGAGGCGGTGGTGTTGGAGTAGAGGGCTTCGTTGCCAACGGCAATGTTGTATGAGCCAGTGCTGTTTGAAGAGAGTGTATTCACTCCTAGCGCATTGTTATACGCCCCAGAAGTAAGACTCGACATTGAAGCCTGCCCGATTGCGGTGTTCTTGATACCCGTAATCGCGGACACCCCCATGGAGTAGTCCCCCACGGCGGTATTGAACGATCCAGAGGTGTGCCCGTAACCAGAGTACGAGCCAAGGAAAGTGTTGTAATCCCCTGTGCTGAGACGGCCAGCAGACCAGCCAACAGCGGTCAAGCGTGTACCAGTCTGGTTGGAGTAAAGAGCCTGATATCCAACTGCGGTGTTATTATTTCCCGTATTTGAAATCAATGCGGCTTGCCCGACCGCAACGTTATTACTTGCGCCATCGGAGTTCTGCATGGCTTGATAGCCAACAGCTACGTTACTTGACCCGGTAGTGTTTGCATTCAGCGCAGTACGACCAATTACAGTATTTGCGGTTCCAGTAGTGGTTGATGCTGCTGCGCCTGATCCAACCACAGTTTGGTTTGCGCCCGTCGTATTCGCCGCTAACGCACTTCCACCCACCGCCGTATTCGTAGACACAGCACCAGCACCGCGACCCACAGTAACACCGTAGACCGTCAGATCAGTACCAGAATACAAAAGGTTGGCGGAGTCGGTCTCCAAGCCACCTGTGGTGCTGTACACCACACGACCAGAGGTCAGCGCCGTATTCGTCAGCGCAGTGAACTTACCCGTACCGGCGGTCGTCGCGCCGATATTCATGTTGTTGATTGAGCCAGCCGTGCCAGACGAAATCGTGATCGTCCCAGCGCCCGTGGTGGTGTAAGACTGGCTGTTCGTCGTGGTGTTGAAGGTGATTACACCCGTGGCCGTCAGGTCTGTAAATGACCCACTGCCTGCCGTATTGCTGATCTTGATGAAATCTGAGCCGTTCCAAGCAATCTGTGCCGATTCGCCGTTGGCAATCGTGATGCCCGTCGTCGGGCCTGATGCAACCACCTTGACCGCGTAACCACCGGTCGTCTTGTTGATCACCGTGTAAATTTTGGACGCAGCCGGAACCGTCACCGTGCGCTGGGCAGTCCGAGCGCCAGAGAACAGCAGGATGGAATACTGCGAGGAGGTGGAACTTAAAGATGCGTTGGTAGTGACAGTAAGGGTTGCATCCGCATCTGTGGACAGGTTTTGAGTACCGGCAACCGCAGCGTCAAGATAAGACGTGATGTAGTTGTTTACGGTCGTGCCCCACGTGCCCTGCAACTCCCCCGTAACTGGAAGAGCAAGCCCAAGTAAACTCGTATATGCGGTGGTCATTTCAAAGTTCCTTTGTCAGATAAACATGCGCTTTGCGCTGTTTGATCAAGGACACCATTTTCTTACTGGTGCCATACTTAATTGCGGTTTTATTCAGCGACTCCGCTGAGTAAAAGATATCTTTGACAGTTTGTTCGGACAGTTTTGCATTGGGGGCACGTTTGCCTTTGCGTGCTTCAATCTTGCATTTATGAATATGTTCAGCATGCTTAGCCATCGTTTCTCGTGCGGCCTGCCGTTGCTTTTCCGTAATGGCGCGTCTAGCGCCCTGCCCGACTTTAACCGGTGGGTACTTTTCGTTCAAGTGTTTCCAAGCATCGCCACGACGTGCATCGCGTATGGTATCCCTTGCGCCGGAAAAGCCAAACATCTCTCCCACAGTTTTTAACATCTGCGTGTTAGATGTATCCCAGTGGATTGGATCACGGATGAAAGCAACGATCTGTTCTGTCACCACCGCGTTGTAACGATGCTCGCCCTTTTCGGCATTTGGCGTTCCATAGTGGAACCCATGATCGGTCAAGTTGTACCCACCAGCCTCGACATGCGCCTTCAGCTCGTCAATGTATCGCAACTCTGCTGCGCGAAGGTCTTCAATCGAAGTAGCCGTGTAAACCAACTCCATCTTAAAGTTGTCAATCCCGTGCTTGCGCATGGCTCGGTACAGTGGTTTGTCTATCCCAACATTAGCCGCGCACCGATGTTCGCGCCAGCGTTTTTCCAAAGAAAAAGTCGTCAGCCCCACGTAGACCCGTGGGTTGATGCTGTTGACAATCTTGTAGACAAACACTAGCTGAATTCCTCAATAACTTGCCAGCCTGGGGTTTGGGCATCATTCACGTTCGTCCATCCTGGGGTTTGGGTGTTTGTCACCGTTGTCCAGCCAGGAGTTTGCGTGTTGCTGATATTAGCCCATCCAGCGCTTTGCGTGTCTACGATATTCTGCCAGTTTGCGGTCTGGCTGTCATCTATTGGTTCCCAAAGGAACCGGGCTACAAATTGATCTGCCGCCGCAGCGGTCTCCAATACCTGTGCAATGAAAGTCTGGGCAGCAGAAACTGCGTCCGTCGCCGATCCCGTCTCCGTTACCGCACAGCTAAATGTCTGTGCCGCGCTGGTTGAATCCAACCCAGACGCCGCCTCCTCCACCGAGGCAGACATATTGATCGCCGGGGTGACGGAATCCAGGGCAGAAGCGTTCTCTTGTACTGCCCCAAAGAACACAAAACTGGAGTCGTTTACATCAACCCCGCTGGCGGTCTCAGAGACAGACGCTGCGTATGTTGGCGTGGAAGATGTCTCATCAACCCCGGATCCAGCCTCGTCCACCGCACAAGCAAACGTCTGCGCGGCTGATATGTCGTCAAGTCCAGAGGCAGTCTCATCGACCGCCGTTACAAACACTTGCGCTGCGCTGATGGAATCCACCCCGCTGGCGGTCTCGGCTACTGACGAATTGAATACGTTTTCTGAGGCGGTTTCTGTATCAAGCGCAGATGCGGTTTCGTCGATGGAGGCCGCAAATACCTGAATGGCGCTAACCTCATCAACCCCCGACCCAGTTTCAGTGACGGTGCACGCGAATGTCTGTGCAGCCGAAACAGAGTCCAGTCCAGATCCAGCTTCATCGACTGAACACGCGAACGTCTGCGCAGCAGATATGGAGTCAACGCCTGACGCGCTCTCCGATACAGACGATACAAACGTAACCGCAGCGGATATAGAGTCAACACCCGAGGCCGTCTCAGAAACAGAAGAGACAAAGGTCTCAGCAGACGAGACCGTATCCACCCCCGAAGCAGTCTCTGCGACTGCCGGGTAGTAGACAGACATGCCCCAGCCAGCTTCTCCCCAGGTGCCGGAACCCCAGCCGCCCTCGGCCATTTAGGCACCGACCAGATCGTCTTCTTTAAACCAACGCTGCTGGACTTCGCCATCAATGTCAGTCCACTCCACCAAGCACCACACGTTGCCATCTTCATCCATACGGAAAGACTGCACGGGGCCTTCGGGAATGACACCTTTGACCTTAACGACCTCGCCCTTTTTGAACGCTGCCATGTTTATTCCTTATCAGGTTGCCGTCAACGAAAAGGTATAACTGACGTTGAGCGTATCGCCCGACGCTACAGAACGATCTCCAGGAGAAGTGAAGTCAGAGGCCGAGAACAACACGCCCGTCGAGCCACCCTTGGTGGAGTTGCTGATCAGGAACGCCCCACCAACCGTTGCCGTTGCATTGATCGTGTACGACGCGGGCGAAGCACTATTTGTAGCTACAGATGGATTGGCCGTCGTGGGCGTTCCAAACGTGCAGGCAGGGCGCGTAGCATTACTGTATGGAGTGACTTCCGTGAAGCTGTGCGATGCAGCCGTGTCACCCGCCACAGGGTTGTTGGTTGCAGCCGAGCCATACAGACCCAGATACCAAGTGGCCGAGTACGAAGACCCGGTGAAATACTTGGCGTTCATGTCTTGCAAGCCCTGATTCACCACCAGATTGGGGCACTCTGCGACCCACTTGACTTGCCCGTCCGGGCCGACGCACTCAATGCGATACACACCAGCAGCGCCAGCGTTATCCTGTGCGCCAACTGTGCGGGTGATGGTTGCACCAACGGTGTCAACAGCTTTGGATTGTTCGTTCATCATGGCGATGTTCCTCAGAGGATGCGGATGACCGCGGTTTCGGGGTCATTTGTTGGAAGTTGAATCTCAAAAGCTTGATTTAGCATCGTTTGATCGGTGCCAAAATTGAATACAGCAATTGACTTGTTGGACTTGCTCGCATTGTAGATAAGAGCCCCGCGTGTCGTAAAGGTTGACGCCGGCCAAATTGGATTTGTGAAACTGGCATAGCCTGTATTAAGCCCGGAGTTCACCGTCACGTTAAGTAAGATTTGTCCACCTGCAGTGTACCCAATCCCCGATACCTCACTTGCTGTGGAATAGACTGTCGTATCTGGCCCAAGGATTGCCGATGATGTGTACAACGCAATCTTTAAGGTGTCAACTTCAAGATCATGAACGCCTAAAAGGAGCTGTTCTTTGAAGCTGGTAGTAAGTCCTGCGGTAATCATGGCTATTTCACCGCCTGCTTGACTTGACCATCACGATAAGCATCCCCGCGCTGTTTGCCATCGCCCAAGTTCTTCAGAAGCGTCAATGCTTCTTTGTACTTGGTGTCATAAAGCTGCATAAGGTCAGGCTCTTGCTTCATGTAAGTAGCTGCTTCAACCAAAGCGCCATACAACAACGCAGAATCAAAGTTGTCCCCAAGCCAAGTGGTGTTGGCGGTAACAATCGTCTCCGGGTAGTAGTAGTAATGCAGTTCTACATCGTAAGACTTGTCCGGCGTAGGCCCCAAAATAAAAGACAATTCTGTTTCTTGGTTGTAGACCGGACCAAAAATGGCGTAATACTTTGGTAGCGTTTGATATGACGCAGACGGATAAACTTCACGAATAAAATTTACGTCGCGGTTGAGTAAATAGACGTAATCATCATCGTCATTCACTACAGCAATCGAATACACCGACAGAAAATCACTTGGGCACGCCAAATACTTGTTGCCACCAGAAGTAACACCTGTCACGTTCTTACGCAAATTAGCAATCTGCACCGTGTTGTAGATGCGCTGCTCTGCTTGCTTAATAAAGTTATTAAGCGGAGTAGGATTGCTCGAATAATCAAAACTATTTTCAGCATAGTCTTGAATCGCGGCAACAAGCTGCGTGTAGTTCATGTGATTCTCGTTACAACAGATGCAAGTAGGCCCGTTGCGGTTAAAGGTTTTGCATACGGCATCGGCATCATGCCAATACTGGCAAAAGACGTGTCTGTGGTAAGCCCCACGTACACTGTGACTGCCAATCGTGCTTCCGGCCGAGGCTGATATAGCGCTTGAGGCTCCGTAATTGTGCGCTTGGGCTCAAGCTGAGGATGCTTAGGCTCATAGCACTCCGGGCAGACCTTAAACCCTTTCCAATCTTTGATAAGCTGAAGAAGCTTGTAACGCTGCCCGCACTGGTCGCAAAGCGCAATTGCAAACTTGCCTGAGGCATACCCGGCACCCATGCATCACCTCGTCGTGTACGTGGGAACCGCAAAGTAAGAAGATCGCTCTCTGTCTTCAGAGGCGGCCCGAAAAAACTCTTCCTCGTAAAACTGTTTTAGTAGTTGGATGCGGTCAGGCGCTTTTTTGATGGAGAGGTAGTACGCCAGCCCCGCAATAAGCGCAGGCAAAAAACGAAACGAGATATCCGCGGTATTAGTGTAAGTCCCTGTGTCTTCAATACGACGGATGGCGTAGTACCTAAATGTCCATGTCTGCGTAGAGTCTGGCGCAGGGTACAAGTACACCTTAGCAGGCACAGTGCGCTCTATGTAATATTGGGCCGGACGCGACTGAGTCAGCTTATTAGGGATGTGCAAGTACTCAGCGCGTCCAATTCGGTCAATGGTAATGTCCTGTTGAGTGGACTCCCCAGCATTAGTGCGAATGACCGCGGACAGCGCATCTACTGTGTCATCTGGAAGCGTGTATTCGTATACGCCTGCCGTCAAAATCTGTTGACGTTGTTCAATGGTCCACAGGTTCAACCCCCTGTTTGCCCATTCAGCAAACATGAGGTTGATAGAACGCATTGCAGTGCGCATGTCGTAGCCATCCCTGACCTCTATGCCGCAGCGTTCATACGCTTCGGCAATGATGTCATCAAACTCCAGGTTGAAGCTTGAGGTGCCCGACGTGGTCATGGTTTAGTAGATCGTAGCAGTACGAGCGCGAGCAGCACCTACTCCGCGAACCTCGACTTGATCCCCAGTGACGCTCTTCTTTACGGGCTGGCTAAAAGGCTTGCTGTTTCCAGAATTACCGGCCATATCAGGGTCTCCGCTTCCTTTGGAAAACTTCTTTACGCCTTCCACGCCCTTAGAGACAATCCCGCCCTTGGCAAAGCCCTTGGTGGCAATGCCCTGGCCCCGTTTAGCAAGGCCCCCTTTGTTGTAGCAACTTTTCATTTCTAGACCCCTTAATTTAAGACCTATCGTTTTGCGGTTTTTGCTGATTTACGAAAAGCCGCTTCTGTCGGAGCACCTTTTGATCCGGGTTTACGCATCTTTTCGCCACTCCCGGCAGCAATTCTTTTTTGTTTGGCATGTATGTTGTCGTACAAGCCTACACTTCCACCATCTTTTTTAAATTTGCGGCCTTTATCGGCTTTCATGAAGTCTTCACCCACTGATTGCGGAATTCCCATCCGTTTAGCCGCGGCGGGGTTGTTGGCAACCATGGCCATCAAATTGTGCTGTTTTTTGCTAACCGAGGGCACTTCGTTGCTCCTTCATGAATGAATCCAGTTTTGCCTCAAGCCTGTCCAGCCGATCCAACACGCGGTTGATGTCCGTATGCACGTCTGACTTGGTGACGTACTCCTTGGCCATTTCTTCCCGCGTGCGGTTCAACAGAATCTGAATACGCTTTTGCTCTTCCGTTGTCTGCTTGACCCAGAACACAATCAGGGCAGAGGCAAAGGAGAGAAGTGCGTTCCATATCAGCAGTTCCATGCCTTAAGAGATAACGCTTTGCGCGTTGGTCTCCCTTTCTCGTCTTTCATTGGCCCAGGCATCCCAGACATCCTTGCGCAAAACGACTTGCGGCGTTTGGCATCCTTCTCCGTTTTTGGATGCGGAGCAGGAGGCTTCAATCCCGGTTTCCCAGGATTGGCGCGATTGTAGGAGGCGCGCCCTT